ACACTCGTACATAAACTTAGAAAAGAACTTAGAGATAACTACCAATCAGTTGGCGATGCCATGATTACTGGTGGTTGTACTAGCATGGAAAATTATAAATACATGTTAGGTCAAGCACATGCTTATCAATCAATGGATCAAGCATTGACTGATATTTTAAATGAAACAGAAGAAAAAAAGGAGAAAAAAGAAGATGAGCAAAGCAGAGACAACGTCATCGACGTCGACTTCAACGGAAGTTCCGAAGACTAGAATGGCGCTAGAAGAAAAATACAAAGACATGGGGTCGACAAAAAAAGATATTGATGAAACGAATGTTGGAGACATTAAAGATGAATTACCAACTCCATCCGGTTGGAGATTATTAGTTTTACCTTTTACTCCAAAAGAGAAATCAAAAGGTGGAATTTTAATTGCACAAGAAACATTGGACAGATTACGAATTGCAGTTAACTGCGGTTATGTAATTAAAATGGGTCCACTTGCATACAAGGATAAAGAAAAATTTGAAACCGGTCCTTGGTGTAAAGAAGGAGATTGGGTGATCTTTGCCAGATATGCTGGTTCAAGACTACCAATAGAAGGCGGAGAAGTCCGTATTCTTAACGACGACGAGGTTTTGGGAACGATTAAGAACCCAGAATCTGTGTTGCATCATATATAACATAGAAGGAGTAAACTATGCCAGAAGAAGTAAGAAAAGAGGAACCTATGGTTGACATAGATTCGTCTGGACCAGACGCTGAAGTTGAGTTACAAGAAGAAGCGAATGAATCCAGCGAAGTTGAATCAACTACGGAAACTAGTTCTGATGCAGTGGCAGCAGAAACCAGCGACTCGCCACAAGACGCGAGCGACGAGAAGAAAGACCAAAAGAAAGAAGAATTAGAAGATTATAGTAAAGACGTACAAAGAAGAATAGCAAAGCTAACTAAAAAATGGAGAGAAGCTGAAAGACAAAGAGACGAGGCTTTGACTTTTGCGAGAGCTCAAAAAAAGTTAGTTGAAGAATCAAATAAAAAATATTCTTCTTTAGAAAAAACAAGTTTAGAAGATAGAAAAATTAAAGTTCAACAAGCCCTAGCCGGTGCGCAAGCAAGACTTGCTAAAGCTAGACAAGAAGATGATATGGCTCTTGAAACTGAAATTTTAAGAGATATTTCTAGACTTGGTTTAGAGGAAGAAAAAATCCTTGATACTGAAAGAGCTCAAAAAGAAGCTCCTCAAGAACCCGTAAAACAAGATGATTTCTTGTCAAGAATGGAAATGCCTAAACAACCACAAATGGTTGAAGCAGATCCTAAAGCGGAAGCATGGGGTGCTAAAAATAGGTGGTTTGGTACAGATAAACCAATGACTTATACAGCTTTTGATTTACATGAAACACTTGTAAATGGTGAAGGATATGATCCTCAATCCGATGAATATTATGCTGAATTAGATAAGCGAATGAAGCTTGCATTTCCGCATAAATTTGTTAATAATGATACTAACCAAGGTGACTCGGCTAAACCTGTACAAACAGTAGCGTCGGCGACGCGAAGTACAAAAACTGGTCGCAAAACTATCAGACTCACCCCTACTGAAGTTGCTATCGCCAAAAAATTAGGAGTGTCATTAGAAGATTATGCAAAACAAAAAAAACTCATGAAGGAGGTTTAAGCATATGGAAGATAAAAATATAAAGACCCCTCGTGCGAGCCAGTCTAGAGCTAAAGATGTTAGACCACAGACTTGGACTCCACCGTCCGCATTGGACTCACCTGACGCGCCTACAGGATTTAGGCACAGATGGCTAAGAGCAGAAGTTCTTGGCTTCGAAGATACCAAAAATATGTCTGGTAAACTTCGAGGAGGATGGGAATTAGTGAGAGCTGATGAATATCCAGGAGAACATTATGATTCTTATGCCGAAGGAAAATACGCAGGTGTAATCGGAGGCGGCGGCCTTGTGTTGGCAAGGATACCAGAAGAGATCGCAAAATCTCGTGAGGAATACTATAAAAGGTTAACTCAAGAACGAGATGAAGCAATAGCAAACGATCCTCTTAAGGACCAGCATGCAAGTATGCCTATCAATGCTGACAGGCAAAGTCGCGTAACTTTTGGTGGCCCTAAAAAATAATTTTTTAGCGATCCCAATTATGCGATACTAAACTTAAACTAAGGAGAAAAAATATGGCTAATGAAAGCTCAATCGGTTATGGTCTTAGACCAATCGGTAAAGTTGGTCAGAATAAAGACAACCAAGGTTTAAGTGAATATAGTATTGCTGCTAGTGCAAGTGCTATCTTCCAAAATGATATCGTACAGCCTTTGGCTACCGGTACAATTGGAGTGGCAGCTGCAACTGACACGAACTTACTAGGTTCACTTAACGGTGTTTTCTTTACTGACGCATCAACACAAAAGCCGACTTACGCAAACCACCTGAAAGCGGGTAACACTGCTACAGATATCGTAGGGTTCGTTTCTGACGATCCTTATGAAAGGTTTGAGATTAGATCGGCAGGAACAGTAGCAACTGCAAGTATCTTCCTATCAGGAGATATTTCTTATGTTGCTGGTGATTCCGCTAACTATGTATCTAGAACAAAACTAGCTGCAACATTGATTACAGACGCAACATCTCAGTTGACTGTTATCGGTCTTTCTAAAAGAGAAGGCGATAATGACCCAGCTGCGGTTAATCCGTCAGTAGTAGTTACTATCAATGAGCACTACTTTATTGGTTCTAGAAACGCGCTGTAATAGGAGGATAATAACTTATGGCTATATCAAGAGGACAACTAGTTAAAGAACTAGAGCCAGGTTTGAATGCACTATTCGGCTTGGAATACAAAAGGTATGAAAATCAGCATGCTGAAATTTTCGACAACGAAACTTCAGACAGAGCTTTCGAAGAGGAAGTAATGTTATCAGGTTTCGGAAATGCGCAAACTAAACCAGAAGGTTCTGGAGTAACGTTTGATAACGCACAAGAAACTTTCACTGCTAGATATACGCACGAGACAATTGCTCTAGCGTTTTCAATCACTGAAGAAGCGATTGAAGATAACTTGTATGACAGACTTTCGTCTAGATATACAAAAGCTTTAGCAAGATCTATGGCGAATACTAAACAAGTAAAAGCAGCTAACGTTCTAAATAATGCGTTCAGTTCATCATTCCCTGGTGGAGATGGACAACCATTATTAGATCAAGCTCACCCAACAATTGCAGGTTCGTTCAGAAACGAATTAGCAACTGCTGCTGACTTAAACGAAACTTCATTAGAGCAATCATTAATTGATATTAATGCATTCACTGATGAAAGAGGTTTAAAAATTGCAGCTAGAGGAGTGAAAATGATCATTCCAAGTGAATTACAATTCACAGCGGAAAGATTAATGAAATCTGCTCAAAGAGTTGGTACTGCTGATAATGATATCAACGCAATCAATAACATGGGGATGATTCCTCAAGGTTATGTAGTGAACAACTACTTAACTGATACTGATGCGTTCTTCATTAAAACTGACGTTCCAAATGGAATGAAAATGTTTACAAGAGCAGCTATCAAAACTGCAATGGAAGGTGACTTCGATACTGGAAACGTAAGATACAAAGCTAGAGAAAGATACAGCTTCGGTTGGTCTGACCCTAGAGGTATGTTCGGTTCTCCAGGAACTGCGTAATAAATACTTGTTAATAAAGTATTAATTATTTGGAAAGGCCCCTTTACTGGGGCCTTTCTTTTTTATAGAAAGGACGAACCATGACAGGAAAATATTTAATAAAAATCTTCACAAAAGAATGGCAAACAAAGTTTGAATTAGAGACGGAAAGCTCTATGATAACGATTCAACAAGTTCATAAAGAAATCATTGACTATCTGGGAAAAAACAGTATAAACTGGGAGCCGAACAAGTTAAAGTACAATGGTACTAACAAGTTCTATATAACCTATGAGGAGGTTAAAAATGGCTCAGGACAACATGGTGTTGTTCGCTCAGAAACTGAAGCTCGAATCTAAGTGGAACGAGCTGTTTCTTCAAAACGGCGGAATGGTAACACCAGAAATGTCAGTTCTTGGAGATGAGATCAAAACGGTAATACGATCTATCTTAAAGAATCAAGAGAGTCCTAGAAATATTAGAGATGGTGAAAACCATCTTTATGCTGGCTAACTAGGATATCTTTTCAATTAAAAGTGGTTTCCGCTCATAAGGATAGCTTGCACTCTACAATAATCTACTATATAAATTAATCACTATACAAATAAATTGGTACAGACGCGTATAGTCGACGGCCTAGAGACTGTATCAATGTAATTAGGAGGATAAAAATATGGCTAATACTACGTTTACGGGACCAGTCCGATCGGAAAATGGTTTCCAAGACATAACTAAAAACGAAACTACAGGTGTAATTACATCTAATGCAGCTTACGGAAAAGCAATTAGAGGTGGTGTACAAGAATTATCAGGTGCAGGTGCAGCTGATACTACTAACCTTATCACAGAGTTAACTACAGCTGCCGGTGCTGCTGCAGTAACTTTAGCTGATGGTACAACTGCAGGTCAAATCAAAATCATTACTATGGTTGTTGATGGTGGTGGAACTGCAACAGTTACTCCAGCTACTTTTGCTAATGGAACTAGCATGGCTTTTGCTGATGTTAATGACACAGTATGTTTAGTTTGGGCTAGCACAATTGGTTGGGTTATTGTTTCTAACAGTGGCGCAACTGTAGCATAATAAATAATTTAATGTGGGGCTTCGGCCCCACATAAAAATTTAAGGAGAAAAACTTATGGCATCAAAAGGTGATATACAAGCTACAAGATCAACTGCAGCAGCAGGTGCTACTGCAATTGTTGCACAACCAATAAGACTAAGAGGTATTATAATTGCTTCTGATGGTGTTGGTGCAGGTGTTTTAGAACTTACAACTACTTCAAATTCAGGAACTACATTATTTATTGGTGATGTTCCAAACGGAGATGTAATTAATTTATCTTTTCCAGAAGATGGAATTTTATTTCCAAAAGGAATTTATTGTAAAACTAAAACAAACATTGCAGCTTATACATTATTAACAGATAAATATTCTGGTCCTAATTTATCAGCTTAGGAGGATAAATGGCTAATACTACCTCTGGAACAACTACGTTCGACAAAAATTTTTCTATTGATGAAATAATAGAAGAAGCTTACGAACGACTTGGAGTACAAGGAGTTTCTGGTAATCAATTAAGACTAGCTAGACGATCTTTAAATATTATGCTTCAGGAATGGGGCAATAGGGGTATTCATTATTGGGAAATAGCAGATACAAATATTGATCTTGTTCAAG